ATGACCACTCAACCCATTAAAAAAACCATGAGTACCCGCACGCAGATGCTTCTTGCGGGCGGCCTGACGATTACGCTTGGGTTTACCGTGACGATTGGTGTTCTGAGCTGGAAGTCGGCATGATTCGTATTATATTGTTTTAATTGGAAAATTAATTCTTCTGCAAAACCCCAGCAAAACTCTTCTGCAAAACTGACCTTTAAATAGCCAACATTTTCCAATCCTTGCCACGGTCATTGTTATATTCATCTGTCATTTTGCTACTCTTGTGGCCCAACAATGTCTGTGTGTCGATACCCTGTGCCCGATACAGCCTTTCCGACAATGACCGCTGTTCGTGAAATGTTGGCGGCGTGCCATCATCCCAGCTTAAATCCGTCCGGCTGCGTGCTGTTTTGAAACCCATGGTGATGGTGTCTGTAGCGAGCGGCCCTCCACGCTCACTACCTGCTATGCTGTGGTGGTGATGCAAAAGCCACGGACTCAGTACCGAATCCCTGCATTCTGCTATTACTTCCCTCAGCGACACTCCCAGAGAATTGCAATGAAGGGAAAGTGGGATCGCAACTTTGGCGCCCGTCTTTATTTGTTCGACATGTAAAGCATCATCCCAGATATCAGCAAATTTCATTTTCGCTATATCACCAAGCCGCTGGCCGGTGACGAGAGCCAGAAGCATTGAGCGTGAATTCCACGGCTGCATTTTAAGAGCCTCAGCATAAATCTTTTGCCATTCATCAAGTGAAAGCCTCTGGCGCGTGACTTTTGCACGAGGTTTTTTGGTGGCCAGTGCGGGGTTGAAGCCTGGAGGTACTTCGCCTGCATGCTGAGCCTCTTTGAAAACATCGACTAGAACCGTTCGCGTCATCTGCGCCATTCGTGGAACACCGCGTGCAATGAGTGAGTCGATGATTGCTGCCACATCACGCGTGCCTGTTTCCGCGAGAGGTTTTATACCTAAGTGCTCAATGAGTAATTTCAGGGCGGGTTCACGGCCTTTAACAGTGCTTGCCTTGATTTCACCTGTAGAAATTTTTTCGGCCTGAATCGCTTTGTATCGGGCAACCCAACTTTGGGTTGTGATGCTCTGGTTAACTCCGCGTGCAATTTCCTCCCTGGCACGCAATAAATTTGCCAACTGATTTTCAGTAAGACGCCGGTTGGCCTCGGCGGCAATCTCCTTTGCCGTCTCCTCATCAGTACCCAGACCATGAAACTTACCCGTAACAGGATGTTTGTAGCGCCAGTAAACGCGCTTCGTTCTGGCATCCGTAAAACACGACAGCCCCGGAATAGTTACGTTATATTTACGTGGACGAGCCATCTTCCAGAATCCTTTTCAGCCTTTGGTCATCAGATTTTTTTACAACTGGTTTACTCGCTAGCCCGATAAACCGGGCGTTACGCTCGACACGCCAGCAACGGCCGGCCTTCACTGGCTGCGGCGATATCATGCCATTTTTAGCGTATCTCAGGAGAGAAGGCAGGCTTGGAACAGGTTCGTCGAATTCTTCTTTCGCCCAGTCCTGAAGTTTAATAGTCCGGCTCATTTATCCTCCTTACGGGCGAGAGCTAATCGAGAAATGCGCTTTGCTCCTACGGTGGGATAACCCTCCGCGATAAATTCTGCCAGTGTCAGGCCAAAGCCCTCTGCGCAACGTTCGCAGGTTTCCAGCCTGGGTGAGTTGTATTTCATTGCATCCTGAAGCGTCGATTTTGAAATAGCCGCCTGCTCGGCAAACTGGTTAAGGTAGAGGCCGCGGCGGCGACACAATTTACGCACCGCCAGGCTAAGAGAAAATTTATATTTCATTGTTCCTCTTTAGCGTTATTACGCTCTATTTCTTCCAACAGTAATTTCGCCATGCAGTGCACGATATTTTCACGCGGCCAGAACTCCATGAGGCGTTTAAGGTGACGGGGATTTCGCGCTAACTGATCGTTATGCTCAATCATCACTTCGGTAGCGGTGACGTGCCTCATAGCTCACTCCCATGATTTTCACTCGGCGGAGTGTTTGCGCTTGTAAATTCACGTACTTTAGCCGAGAACCGTTCAGCCTCTGTAGCAAGCCCCTCCAGACCGCGCCATGTGCCCAGCGCACCCGTATGGCGAATGAAGCGCACAGCGTCAGCAACTTCCTTGACTGCCCCATAACCATCAATTGAAAGCCCCGTTTCGCGCTCAAATTCAGCAAGCTTTTCAATAGCTGAATTCGCTTTTGTTGCCCGATAATCAAGTTCGCGCTGCAACCGATCATTAAACTGAGCCTCCAATTGCTCACGCTCCCGCGACACAGCCGCCGCCATGACCGCCTCATCTACGCCACCCGCCCGGCGCAGCATGGCCGCCATGAAGGATTTATTAACAGGCACTGATTCCAGCTTAGGCGCAGCAACCATCTGGCGAATAATGCCAGCAGGTGTGATGTCGTAATGCCCCCACGTAGGTGGGAGTTCACCGGGCTTGATGAGTTCTTTCGGTGCCACAATCCACCAACGATCGCAGAACTGTTGAACTGTTGATGATTTCTCAGGGTTTTTAAGTTCGCGTAGCCAGTCATTGCGGCTGACCTTGATTTCGAAACCGTGAATTTCCATACCACGTGACGGGTACATGTTCATAGCCACTGCGTCGGCCCAACGGCGCTGATTCATTCCGGTACCGTCTGCTACCTCAAAAAATATTGCCCACTCAGGTGAGCAGAAACGCGTACGCAAGGCAGATTTAACGTCTGGAGTTTTCATTGTTTAGTTTCTCCCGTACGAATCTCACTGATCACCTTGTCGGCATAAGCACGGTTAAATTCGTCCGGATGGGCATTAGGCAAAAATTCAAGTGCAGACAGAACAGCACCAGCAACGTCTGCTGCTTCACCCGGTGTTGCTTCGATAAAACCTGCCCCCCATGCAGCCAGCATGCGGTTTACCGCAAAATGTATGCCCTCAGCACGGAGCGAAGTCACGCAGGAGTTGGTGAGTGGAAATACTGCATCATTAATTTCTGGAAGTATTTCATCCCAGCCAGCGACTTCACCATTAAGATGCCAGCCAGCGATACCCTTAGAGTTATCAGCAACGCCGCGCACAGCTTCAATTACGGATTTCAGCACAGCATTCTCCGCCGCCAGCGTTCCAGCTCTCTGCTGCAACTCATCGCCCCGCGCAATTGCACAATCAAGGCGAGTAGCCAGGTCAGAAACAAGTTTTGCAACTTCTACCATTGGCGCATCGGCATCAAGAGTTTTGGCAAAATCATGACCGGCTGCTACAAGCTCTTTTCCTGACAGACTGCTGAATAAATTTTTCACGGTTTTATCTCCGCTTTGGCTAAGGCGCTGTTAAGCACCTGCATAAATTCTTTACGGGGTGACTCGCGCCACTCCCAGATTTTTTCGTCACGCTGAATCCAGTTGGCGGGCGAGGCCACAAAGCTGGCCGCCTCAGCCAGCACAGCGCTGCGCTGCTGCTCTTTTTCGAATGCTTCCAACAGGAGTGTCAAAAACTCTGCCTGTGGCGCTGGCAGGCTTTCCAGCAGATTTCGCACGCTTTGCTTTAGGTGACTTACGTTCGTCATTGGCCTCAACCTCAATCACTTTTACGGGTACCGGACGCGGTGCATTAATGCCGTTACGGATATTGGCGCGGCGGCGCATTCCCCAGACGATCAGCGCTGTGTGATCGCAACCATCGTCGGGTTTAAACCGTTTGGCATATTTCAGGCCGGTGAAATCGTGGCTCATGTCTGTTTCCTTAACCGGCCCCGAAGGGCCGACGAGTTATGCGGCGTATTCGGGTTTCATGTCGGCCAGGGTGACGCTGTACTGTTCTTCCAGTTCCGCGCCCAGATGACGTTTGTTGCTGGTGTAAAGACGTTCCAGCTCGGCAAATGCATCACTGGCGCCATCAGCGCCGGGCTTAGGCAGTTCGTTAATCGCCTGATTGAGTTTTTCGATCGCGGTCAACTGGTAGAACCGGGCAACGGCGCGATTTTTTAATTCAACAAACAGCGCGGTACCGAGGCTGGATTTTGCTTTATCGATCTCACCGCGCAGGGTCTGAACGACTGCCGGAGCATCTGCGTTGATGATGGCCTGACGAAATTTTTCGGCTAAGTCCGCCGTGTTGGTCGTGGGCTGGGTGTCGGCCTGCACTGGCTCTGCTGCGGCATTTTCCGATGATGCTGCCGAAGTAAGCCCGGCCAGATTTACGCGTGATTCCGGCGCGTCGAATACTTCACGCTCCTGTCGTTCTTCCGTTTCGTCAGGCGTGTAAACACCTAAAATCACATCAGGGCAGTAGAGTCGTGCCCAGCGTTTGGTTGCAAGGTAGGCCAGTTGCTGGCGGGGATCGCTGGCCCACAATGTTGAGTTACGCACCTGCGCCTGCGACAGCAAAATGGTCAGTTCGCGGGGCTCATTCTCATTTTTGAGCGTCGCCCAGACTTTTACCCCAATGCCCGCCTCATCTTTCAGGCTCCAGGCCGGAGCAATATATTTGTTGCCCTTGGAACTGGTTTTTTCTTCAAAGCGGCCAATGACGTTTTCCCACGGGCCAAACCAATCGAAGTGAAGGCGGTCTTTTGTCGGCGACATGGTATTGATCACTGCGTTGACCAGTTGAGCCTCATAGCCCAGGGTACCGCTGACGATATGGGTTTTCTGAGCGACGGCGAACGGGTCAAGGCCCCAGCGCGCGGCCTGCATAACTACTGCCATGCATGCTTCTGGTTTGCCCCTGAAATGTGACGGCACAAACTCCCCGCTGGCCGCCATAACGGTGGCAAGTGACTGCATGCGGTTAAATAAATCACCGTTGGTCAGAATCGAAATGTTGTCGATTTTCTGATTTTTGTTTTCTGAGGCTACGATTTCGGTAGTCATAATCTGGTTTCCTTAAACGGGGCGCAGCATTTCAAGACGGCGCAAATCAAAATCATTCAGTTCATCGGTGTAATCGTCGGTAATCGGCGCAGGCCAGATACCGGTGTCATACGCGCGGGCGATAGCTGACATGGTGCGGTGATATTCAAGCGAGCCCAGTTCAAGCAAATCCTGTGACGCCTCAATAACCGCTACCCAGTGATAGCCGGGGTCTTTGTTGACGAAGATCCAGAAGAACTGATCGAAGCCTGCAACCTCGGAATACATCGCCGCGCTGAGGTGGTAATCGCGCTCTGTGATTTCGCGGTGCAGGCGGGCGCGTAAATAGTCCTGCTTTATGCGGCCCATGCTGGTGGTTTTCAGGTCAGCAGCAATGCGTATACCGTCGATTTCCAGTTCAATATCTGGACGTACGCGCACCTCTAAACCGGTTTCGTCATCCATACCGAAGTAACTCACCTCGTTAACGCGCGAGGGGTGGTTAAGCAGGTTGGAAACAGACGGATGTGCATAAACTGCGTTGTTCAGCGCCTGCAAGAGTTCGAAATCCGTATCACCAACAATCCATTTGCCTTCGGCACCTTTGCGCCAGTTCTCGCTAAACTCATCAGCGAAAATTGCGTCAGGCTTGATTTCACGAACCACGGCGGCCAGCGCATCTTTGCTGCCGCTGACGTTGTAGGGCTGTTTTTTGGCGCGTTCTTCTGCGACAAGATCAGGTGCAATAATGGCAAGCTGGTCTAAAACGCTGTCGCGGCTGCCAGTCGTTTTAAGCGGCTGCGGCAGTGTGGCGTTAAATTCCTTGATGCAGGCTTTCATAGCCGCCGCAGTATGCTTTTCCGTTTCCGGGATGCGGCGGAATTCGTCGGGCAGGTTCTGATAGAGAATTGCCGTTTCTTCTGCGTTGGCGCTCAGGGATAAAGGCGCAGGCAGCTTTTCGTTATGCGTCTCAATCATTTTTTTAATTGCATCGGGATCCGCCAGCGCCGGTAACGAAGCGTTGTAATCCTCAATGATTTTTTTCATTTCGCTGGTGGTGGAAATGGCCCCTTCTGGCAGCCCAGGGTAAACAACAAAATCCTCAGCGAATTTTTCTGGCTCCAGCGTCAGGGCGTGCAGTTCGGTACCGAAACGCAGCGGCTTTGTTTCTTCGCGCGGTATGGTTTTTTCAACGTGGCGGCCGTGGAAATACATCAGGCTGATCCGCGCATCTTTAACCATGCTGCTGCTGATACCGCTGGCGGCGTGGTAAGCCTCGTTAGGGATGTTTTCATAACGGCCAGGCTCAAACACTGCGGGGAAAGCTTCAGCCACATCAGCAACTTCCGGCACCACTTCCGTTTTTACACCCTCATTTGAGGCGGTTTCTGCTGGCACTTCTGTTACCGGTTCTGTCACTGGCACAGGCGTTTCCACCTGCGGCGCGGCGGTTTCACCCAGCAGGGCAGTAACATCGAATATGCCGTTACCCATATTTTTAATGGGATCGTCAGCCACTGGCGCCGCCGTTGTTGCAGGTACAGACTCTGGTTCAGGTGTACTGGCTTTAGCCGTACTGTGAGCAGCAGCAAGCGTTTCCTGTGACGGGTTGGCATGGTCTGTTTCGGCCAGGGTTTTATTGATGTAGTACTGCAACTGCCCCGGGGTAAGGTGAATGTCTTCCGGCGCAGAGCGGATAAGAGCAAAGACAGCCGCACGTGAGTTATCAAGAATGCCTGGCGTGTTGCTCAGGGCGCGATTCCATGCCGCCCAGGGCTCATGACGTTCTGCGACCATTTCCTTAGCCCTGCGGAAAATCGGCGTGGGGATTTCGTAAATGTCGAAATCAGACGGGAGCAGGGCGCAGGCAATTTCGATGCCCAGCGTTTGCAGGGTATGTTCATAGTCAGGATTGCGATCAGTTTTGATACCGCCGCCCGCCGTGGCACCACTGGCGGTTTTCTCTGTAGCAGTGGTGGTTGCCACGGTTTGAGATTTTCCAGCGATCCGGGCAGCCCATTTCGACGTAACGTCACTGCGGCGACTGTGATTACCCTGGGCGCGGGCGGAGGCATCATTGTGCGCGTCCAGCCATTCGCCAGTAAATTTCAGCAGGTCAGAAACCTGCGGAACGGCGGTACCGGGCACCCACACGGATTTAGCCGCTTCAACCCATTCTGCAACCGTTAACCGGTAGGCGTGTTGCAACTGCATCACTTTGGTATTGCGCGCCACCAGTAACAGGTTTTGCGGATAGGATTCGTCGGTGTCCATTGCCAGCGCAGTTACCGCGGCTAAATCGTCTTTGGTGTATTCGCGCTGGGTACCAAAAATCCACGCACCGATAACAGCCTGTTCAACGGTCAAATCTTCCAGGGCAATAATGCCGGCCAGCGTGGTTCCAGTTTCAACGACAGGATCAACCGTTGCTGATGCAGCGGGTTCAACTGTGGTGGAGACTTCGGCACCGGGGATTTTCTCCCAGTTCATTTTGTCGCTGGCAAGCTGGTAGCGCTCGCACCAGGTGGAATCAAGCTCGCCCTCTGTCGGCAGGTCGTCAACCACATGGAAATTGGTCACAGCAGGGGAAAAGAAATCTTCCTCACTGAGTCCGGCATCTTCCATAGCGTTGACGGCATCGCGAATTACACGATTTTCACTGGCGCGCGTCTCCCAGAAAACGTGATCTTTCTGGCCTGCTTTTTTCTTGGCGCGCAGGTATACGAAGAAAGGTTTAAGTTCAGACATGGCCGGTTCCTCAGTGTCTTACAGCGGCGGAGATAATGGCGGACATAACGACAGCAGCCGGATTTTCATCAGAGGCGATTTGAACTGCGTCAACGCCCAGGTTAGTTCTCCAGGCGAAAAGGGTGCACAGAGCGCAGGCAGGGCAGTGCTCATTACTGATACGGCCAGCAGAATTGAAAGCTGTTGCGCTGTCATCGGTTTTATTAATGCTGATATAACCGATGATTTCACCGGCAGCAGAAATACAGTCAATACGCTGTTCATCTGAATAAAATACTCGGCTGTTTTTTATTTCAACGGCAAAGTTAAGCGCCATAATTCATTTTCCTTTTCTGATTTCAGAATGTGGATTTCCCTGACGCATGCGCCACGGGATGTATTTGTGCTGAGATTTAATTAACCTGCGGTTGCCCGCGATTGTTTAATACGATTTCTACGCTTTCACTGGTAATGCGAATTTTCTCGATTCCAGAAATTGCATATAAGCCCTTTTCGACGTTGGCAGACGCCAGCCATGATTTACCGTTGTGACGGATCAGCGTGCCCGGAAGCACATCACGGCGGGGCAATAAAGCGGTACCGTACATGGTGATCTCCTTACCCTTATTCGCTTGTTGTGGTGAGAAACCTCGCTTAAAACCCTCTAAAAATGGTTTTGCTGATGGTGCGCCATGCTGCTGATCCCCATGGTTGCGCTTTTTCACGCTGCATTTCGCACCATCACAAAACCATTTCTAACTATTTGTGTCCGCCTTTCTAAATCGATGGATGGATAATAGTCTCGGCTATTTTTAAAGTAAATAGCTTTAACTATTTTATTTTGTTTTTGTCTATTAAGCTAATGATAGTTTGAGGTATTTTTTTTCGAAAAAAAACCCGCACTAGGCGGGTTCTAAGGCAGATGGGCTGTAGATTAGAGCTTGTTGTACTTGAGCGATTCGTGCAGGAGAGCTTTTCCCATGATGTAAAACTGATCTTGGTTTGTCTCATTGACGTACCATTTTTCATAACTTGGGTTATCTGAAAGAACAGCCAGTTTATCCCCTTGCATTTGTAGCCTTTTTACATGAAATGTCTTACCAAACACAAAAGCATACACACCATCAGTTCTGAAATCTCTAATCGAAACGTCAAAAAAGAGCCTGTCACCTGATGAGACAGTCGGAGACATGCTGTCACCATCGACCGTCATGACTTTTACATCTTTAGCGGCTCTGTTTCCAAACAAGGAGCGAGCGTGATCATTGGTGAACTCGATGGCGTTAAGAACGTCGATGAACTCTGATAGCAAATATTTGCCGGGGCCGGCACTAACTTGAAGGTTCAGAACATCCACTCTATAGACATCATCCAAAACTTCATCCTTAAGCTTATGCATTTTCGGTTCATCATCGCGCATTGGGCCCACACCTGTAGTAAGCCATTCAGGACGCACCCCTAATACATTTGCTATTTCAACTGCTTTTTTCGATCCCTTTGCGCCACCACTTACAAGTTTCCATACACTAGGCTGCGCCATGCTCACCGCAGCTGCGAGCGCGCCTTGAGTAAAATTAGCCTCTTTCATGGCGAGGCTTAACCGCTCTGAGAAGGTCGTTTTTTCCATCTTTAAACTATATAGCCGAAGCTATACGCCATCAAATAGTCAAGGCTATTGAATTATGCGATAGCTGGGGCTATTATCTCCTCTGAAATCCAAGGTGGAGCTATTTATGATTAACGAAAATATCAAGTCAGCTATCGGCATTGTTGGTAGTCAAAAAAAACTGGCTGAAGCCTGTGAAGTCAAGCAGCCATCTGTCTGGGCGTGGCTACATGGCAAGAAAAAAGTTTCGGCTGAAAATGCAAAGCGGATTGAAAAAGCCACAGGTGGGCTAATTCCAGCTTACAAAATCAGGCCTGACTTAACCGACTTATTTCCCAACCCGAACAAGGCAGCTTAAGAGCTTTAAATGCTTGAGCTTAATAATCAACTTAACAATGGAAATATCAATCATGGAGTCTGCAAATAAACGCAAAAAAGCTAAGCGCATTGAAAGCCAGTTATTAAGCCGACTTGCAGTTAATGGACAGGGGAAGTTTGCCCGGTTTATTGGCATGGATGACGCGGCAGTAACGCGCATGAAATACGCGATCGGAAACCAGAAGCACAGCTTTTTTGAATTAATGAGCCTGGCGCTGGTTTTTATGGAAATTCATTTTCCTGAGTCACAACTGGAGGAGCGATTAGAAAGGTTAGAGCGGCTTTTTGGACGAAAAAAATCCCCGGCTGCCACCGAGGATTCTTCTCAAATCACGATTGATTTTTAGTAACAACAAGCAGAGGTGAGTATGCCAGGAATAACTGGTTATGTAAACAGTAAAAGGGGGAAGCTGTGACTACTGCCAAACTCTTTGACTTCAACACCGCGCGCCAGCGCAGGAGCAACCGGATGGAGAACCAGAAACACGGATTCATCCCGTTGTACCGTAGCATTCTCAAAAAGCCGTGGGCCAAAGATGTTTATCTCAGAACGCTATGGGATAACCTGCTTTTTGCTGCCCAGAGACAGCCATACACGGCCCGATTTAAAGGGCGTGAGTGGCATCTGAGTGCCGGACAATTGGTGACGACCGCAGCGGATTTAGGGCTGGGATTATGTGATCGCAATGGTCAGCCGGTCAGCAGGGATGCAGTCGTGCGAATGCTCAAAGTTTTCGAGCGTGAAGGTATGATTTCCATGGAAGGCGAGAAGCAAAAAGGTACCGTGATTACCATCACAAATTATGCAGAATATGCTCAAAAATTAGACGATTTACCCGCACATGAAGCCGCACATACAGCCGCACATGACAAAGCCAGTAACTGCGCGGGTTCAGAGGGTATAGCCGCACATGAAGCCGCACAAACACCCGCACAACATGAACAACAATATATAAACAACAATATTAAAAGATCTTCGTTTGAGAATTCTGACGAATCCCCAAACTCACCCTCTGAAAATGATTTTCCTGTTAAGCCAGATGCAGCGATCAGCTCACCCAAAGGCAACAAGTGGGGCTCACCTGACGACCTGCATTGCGCCGAGTGGATCGCGGGCCTTGTGGCGTCAATCCGTCCGGCTGTGCGCAAGCCAAACCTCACAACCTGGGCCAATGACGTTCGCCTGATGCGTGAAATCGACGGGCGCACACATCGCGAGATCTGCGAACTTTTCAAATGGGCCAGCCGTGACGCGTTCTGGTGCTCAAACATTCTTTCGCCGGCCAAACTGCGCGCTAAGTGGGACACGCTCAGTCTTCAGCGTGACGCCACCCCACGCAGGGCCACAGCGCCAGCGCTGGATTACAACAACACCGACTGGATCCACGGGGTAATCGAATGAAAAGCATTGCTGAACAGATGGTTAACCTTGACCGTGAAAACATGAAACGTGTTGCAAACGGTCTGGCGGAAATTCAGGACGATGCACCGCAGCAGGCAGAGCAGGTTGCCGAAATTTTTAACACGCTCTTTGGTCAGTTGCGTGCGGCGTTTCCGGCTGCCATGGCGAATCTGCGCACCCAGGAGGAGTTAAACGAATTCCGGCGCCAGTGGCTTTTGTCATTCCGCGAGAACGGGATCACCACAATGGCACAGGTCAACGCTGGCATGCGGGCAGCCCGTAAACAGGAAAAACCTTTCCTGCCTTCCCCAGGTCAGTTCGTCGCATGGTGTCGTGAGGGCAAGGGCGCTTTGGGGATCACCGCCGCTGAGGTGCTTAAAGAATTCTGGCACTGGCGCAGGACGGTTTTCCGGTACCCGACCAGCGAACAATACCCGTGGTCGCAGGCGGTTATGTATCACATCTGCCTTGAATTACGGCGCCGCAGCAATGACCGCCAGCTTACCGAACCTGAACTGCTGGGCGAGGCTAAAAAGCTGATTCAGTACTGGGATGACCGCGTTACTGAGGGGAACCCAGTGCCACCCGTTCGCAAGGCTTTATCAGCGCCAGCGCAGGACAGCGGCCCAACGCCTGCCGAGATTCTCAGGGCTGAATACCTGCGCCGAAAAGGGATGGTGTGATATGACTCAAATGCATCTGGTTAAAACCTCAGCCACAACCATGATGGTGGCCAACGCCGAAGCCGCCGAAGTGCTGGCGCGCATCAAAACCGGTGCCTGGCTGAGTTGCGACGTGCGTCAGGCGCGTAATTACAATTTCCACAAACGCTTTTTTGCGCTGCTGAATCTGGGCTTTGAGTACTGGACGCCCACGGCTGGCGCTGTGTCGGAATCCGAGAAATCGTTACTGCGTCAGTACGTCGATTACCTCAGTACGCTGACCGGCCAGCAAAGCGTGTTAAGTGAAACCCTGGACGAATTTCTGTCGCGAACAGGTGCCAATCGCGCTGAGGGTGTGGCGCTGGTTAAGTCGTTCGAAGCATTCCGCAAATGGGCGGTTATGACGGCCGGTTTTTACGACGAATATATTTTGCCCGATGGCACTCAGCGCCGCGAAGCCAAATCAATTTCGTTCGCCAACATGAAAGAGCACGAATTTCAGGAGGTTTACAAAGCGGTTTTAAATGTCCTCTGGTACCAGATCCTGTTTCGCACATTCGACAGCCAGCAGGCAGCAGAGAACGCCGCCGCGCAGCTACAGGAGTTTGCCGCATGATTTATGGTTCAGTGTGCAGCGGTATCGAAGCCGCAAGCGTTGCGTGGGAGCCATTAGGTTTTGTGCCGGCATGGTTCAGCGAAATTGAAAAATTTCCCTCTGCCGTTCTGGCAAGCCACTGGCCGCAGGTACCAAATCTGGGCGATATGACGCGCCTTGCATACCAAATTCGTGCTGGCCTGATCCCTGCACCTGATTTGCTGGTGGGCGGCACGCCATGCCAGGCATTTTCTGTCGCCGGGCTTCGCGCCGGACTTGATGACCCTCGCGGGCAATTAACCCTGGCCTATGTGGATTTATTAAATGCTATTGACGAAAAAAGAATCGCTGACGGTAAGCCAGCCGCAATCTGTGTATGGGAAAACGTACCTGGCGTGCTCAACACCAGAGATAACGCTTTCGGATGTTTTCTTGCGGGGCTTGCCGGGGAAAGCCGTGAACTGGAATCACCAGGGCGAAAATGGTCAAACGCTGGTTATGTGCTGGGACCAAAAAGAGCTATTGCCTGGCGAGTGCTTGATGCTCAATTTTTCGGCGTGGCCCAACGACGCAACCGTGTGTTCGTTGTCGCAAGTGCTCGAACAGACTTCGATCCCGCAAAAATATTATTTGAGTCCGACAGCGTGCGCCGGAATTCTGCGCCGTGCAGAAAATCGAAAGCGAAAGTTGCCTCAGATTCTGGAAGCCGCGTTAAAAACGGTAGCCACTGGGATGACAGAGCCAACGCACACCCAACCCTGAATCAGTCGAATAACGCGGTCGGCATTGGCCTGAGCAATCAGGAGTTGTTTTCTCAGCGGGGTTCGGGGCTTGTTGGTGGCCATCAAATCGCGGTGGGAGAAGTTTCGCCCACTCTCAGGGCGGGTAATTATCGGGACAACAGCGATCCGGTTTCTCATGCTGACATGCTCGTTATGGCTTATGGCGGTGGTAACACCATCGGAAATATTGATGTGGCTGCCTGTCTGACTGCCAAAGGTCAGAGGAATGATTTCGATGTAGAAACTTTTGCGGTACACGGTACCCAGGATCCTGATTACAACCGCGAACTGGCCCACACCCTGGGAAGAAATCAGGGGCAGGAAAATGCGGTAATGGCATTCAGCTATAAAGACCATGGCGCAGACGTAACCTTTAACCTTTCACCAACACTTCGCGCTGGCAACCACGACAAGAGTCACGCCAACAGCGGCCAGCCGCCAGCGGTGGCGTATGCGTTTGCTGAAAACAGTCGTGGTGAGCTCAGATTAGAAAATGGCGACGGAATGATAGCCGGTTCAGTTTCAACAGGCGGCGGTAAGCCAGGCCAGGGCGCGCCAGCAGTTTTAACCGAACCTTACACTATGGCCGTTCGTGGCCGCGCAGAGGGTTCAACAGTTGAAGTGCGAAATGACGGCACCGCCAATTCGCTTTTGACTCCGAACGGCGGCAGGGCGGGTATCGGCGTAGGCGCAATAGGGTGGGGTTTGCAGGTTCGCAGGCTGACACCAGTCGAGTGCGAGCGTTTGCAGGGATTTCCAGATAACCACACTCAAATTTCCTGGAGAGGGAAGAAACCCGTTGATTGTCCTGACGGGCCTCGTTATCGCGCACTCGGTAACAGCATGGCTGTACCGGTCATGCGCTGGATTGGTCAGAGAATTAAAAATCAAATTCAGGGATTAATTGCATGAAGCGCCCTGTAAATATCCGCAGGGAAGCGCGTGGCCGCAATTGTCAGGTGAGAATTCCCGGCATCTGTAATCACAATCCTGAAACCACAGTACTGGCGCATTATCGCCTTTCCGATTCATGCGGTACCGGAATTAAACCGCCAGACACACAAGGCGCTTTCGCATGTAACGCCTGTCACGATGCCATAGACGGCAGAATTAAAACTGATTTTACCCGCGATGAACTCCGCCTGTATCACGCAGAGGGAGTTTTTCGCACACAGCAATTGCTTATCGATGAGCAGTTAATATTTTCATAATAATTATCTGGGGTGAGGCTATGCGTGATATTCAACAGGTTCTTGAGCGCTGGGGGGCGTGGTCATGCTCTGGCGGCGATAACGTAGGATACGCGCCAATAGCGGCGGGGTTTAAAGGGCTATTGCCAGCGAAACAACGTAGCCGCGCCTCATGCACTGACAAAGACGGAATTACTATTGATCGCTGCATGGCGCGGCTGATGAAAAATAATTTTGATATGTATGATCTGTTGGTGGATTACTACATCTACCGTAAAACGTTTATGCAGATTGCCCGGTTACATGGCTGCTCTGATACCTATATCGGCAAACAATTGCAGAAAGCAGAGGGCGTAGTAGAAGGCATGCTTTTAATGCTGGATGTTCAGTTAGAAATGGATAAATACATTACGCGAGAACCAGAAAGTAAAAAATTAATCGCATAATTGTTTACGATCGTAAAAAAACAGATATTCTGCTAAGGGTGGTCACTACGCCACACAGCTTATAAGCCTCGCCTCTGTGCGGGGCTTTTTTATTTCCTTTCCCGCTACTCACAGCTTCCGTCAACTCACGGAGGTATTCACATGGGCAAAACTATGCCAGACAAAATAGCGTCAACCCTGTCTTACGGTACATCTGGCGGGTTAATTGTAGGCGGCTGGGGCGGCTGGTTTGAATGGTTCCACGGTCTTGACTGGAACTTTATCGGCTTATCCAGCGGCGTGCTGCTGGGTATCGCAACGTTCGCAGTTAATGTTTATTACAAACGCCGCGATGATGCCCGCAAAGAGGCGTCTCACCAGTTTGATATTGAGCAGGATCGTTTGCGTACAGAGGCAATCCAGAATCTGGCGCAGCGGTCATCGAAATTAACTTCCAGCGATGCGCCAGCAGTAATCGCCGCGCTTAACACAACGATCAAAAGCGTGGACAGTAAAAATGGCGATTTCACCCAGGCTTAAAAAGACCCTTAGCGCTGCAATGCTGGCCCTGATAGCTGGTGGTGCCTCTGCGCCTGTTCTGATGAATCAGTTTCAGACCGAGAAAGAGGCAATAAGGCTCACTGCTTACGCTGACAACGGCGGCATCTGGACGATATGCGGTGGCGTGACGCGCGTTAATGGCAAACCGGTTGTGAAGGGTATGCACCTGACCGCTGAGCAGTGCCGCGCTATCGACAGAGCAGAACAGGCCAAAGCATTAGCCTGGGTAGATAAAAACGTTCACGTACCGCTGACAGAGCCGCAAAAGGTTGGCATAGCGTCATTCTGCCCGTGGAACATCGGCCCCGGAAAATGCCTTCCCTCGACTTTCTACCGCAAATTAAATAGCGGTGATCGCCTGGGTGCATGTGCAGAGATAAAGCGCTGGATATTCGACGGCGGGAAAGATTGCCGCATTCGCTCTAATGGCTGTTACGGGCAAGTTATCCGCCGTGACCAGGAATCAGAGCTCACATGTTGGGGGCTGGATCAATGATGTGGCTTAAAGCGAACGTAAGCCTGGTATTGGCAATTCTGCTGGTGGTGCTGGTGGCTGGCTTATTGTTGGCGACGATGTATTACCGAAACCTTTCTGTGACAGTGGGGAATGAACGTGACAAAGCCTTACAGCAGCAAAAATCAGCGGAGGCGGTCACCACTAACGTTATTGCTGCCGTCCGGCTGTTTAACGACATCGCAGAATCCACCCGTAGCGACAAGCAGAAAGCCACAGACGACAGTGAGCAGCGAATCGTTTACATCCGTGAAGCCGTTAAAAACGATAAGTGCGCTGTTCTGCCTGTTCCTGTTGCCGCTGCTGACAGCTTGCGGGCACACAGAAACCAGATACGTTCAGGTGCCAGCAGTAGCGATACCAGCAGAATTAACCGCTGATTGCCCGGTACCGGAAATACCCGAACCGCTGACATGGGGCAGTAGCCTGGATTTAAACGAACGGCTGTTAACCGCGCTGGAGAATTGCAACAAGGACAAGGCCAGCATCCGCAAAATCGAATTATCCCGACAAGGTAAATAACTATGGCCTATACGCGCTGCACTTTTTGCGGATCAGGATTGCACACTCGCGAGAACTGCCCGCATACATGGAGTGGCAGCGCCAGACGTGCAAACTTGCGATGCGCTTATTGCGGTAAAGCAGGGCATAACGTTAACGCCTGTCCCAGCAATGCCAGCGCGTCAAGTAGGCGCAATCTGAATGATGATTTTTATCTCGATTAAGGGTGACTAAGTGGAAATTAAACTAACAGCCGTGCAGGTAGCTGAAATTGTCGATAGCGACGAACGGGTAAAACAGGCGGTGGTCAGCCTGTATTTGCAACGGAATACTCCGTCACTGACTATCAGTGATTTGCTGGTGGGTCAGCAGCAATCACACAAAGGCGGCACATCTGCAACATCCGCGCCTATGTCTGGCGGCATTGGCTCCTCAGTCGGTGCAGGTTGTGGTGGTGCAGGCTCAGGAGGCATTGGAACACTGACAACGCAACAGATGATGGATGCATGCATAGCTGATAATGCGGTAGCGGCTGGGTCTGATACTTATTCTACCGAATCTGCTGAGCCGGAAATTGCACAGGAAGATTCCCCGCGTCACGGTAAGGGCAAATTTAAGCGTTAATTCATTACAGAGCGCTTTCGCTGAGAGCGTTCAATAATGGGGTTTGATCCCGCAACACTTCGCGCGCGTCTTTTCGCGCACGTGCGCGCGGTAAAGAGGGAAATGCGATTGCCGTTTTTTCTAAAAAAAATCACGGCGCCATGAATTCAGGAAAACCCAGAAAAACGGGCGTTTCGATTTGTTTTGAGGCTATGCATTTTCGGGCCTGTTTTATGCAGCGTTTATGCAGTGTCGTTTTGTGGCTTTCTCCTGGATAACTGAGGAAAACGCAGGTTTCACGGTGACATTTCAATCTGGCACACTGGCGAAGTTCACATTACACCTATTATGTTAAAAGCGGTCTGTTTTCGTGAAATTACCCCATGCACCCGCCGCTGTTCTGCCTGACTGTCAGGCGCTGGCCCGCTGTGATATAACTGGCGAAACATTACTCTGGGATTAGAAAATGAAAAAATTATTTGGCGTTTTGTTCGTTATGGCGCTGGCTGGTTGTCAGGCACATTCTGTAAGCGGCCCACATGCCGCAACTCATGCTTCAACGCATCCTGCTTCTGATGCTGACTACTACCGCAGCGCTGCAATGGCTGTACAGTCTGAATTTTATGATGCTGACAGCTTCAAAGGGCGCACCTGTAATTTGCAATTACACCAGGTATCGGGGCAAATGCCGGATAGTATTAATACCGTAGGCGGCGATCCTGCTTTGTGTGTAGCGGCTATCGAAGCTGTTAAACAGGCGATTGATCATGGCCGCTATCCTGTTAAGCCTTCATCGCCAGAAAGCAAATTAACTGAAAGTATCCCACTGGTTATTAGCCCTCATTAAGGGCTGCTGAATAACACTGACCCGCTTCGGCGGGTTTTTTTATGTCCGAAAAACGAGGTGAACCGATGGAACAAACCAAAACAAATGGCGGCCGCGGTCGCCCACGTAAAGCAAAAATCGAAACTCCTGGTGCTGATGAGAATAACAGCCAGCCGACAATTCAGGAGCAGGTGAATCAAATCGTCACCAGCACAGCGCCAGCGCCCCACAGCGAAGCTATGGCAGAGCAGGTATCGGTAGAAGTTGAAAAGGGAAACGTAGTCAACACGCATCACGCAGCGAAGCCAAAGATTGGCGATAAGTGGGCTGGCATGGTTCTGACTAGGCACGGCTGGGCAGCTGCTGATTCAGAGGAGTAACAAGCAATGCCGGGATTTTCAGGTGGTGTGGGCTCATCGGTAGGCGGTGCAGCCGGTGACAATGGCAGCATGGGCGGCGGAGCGGGTACATCTAAATCCTGGAACTCCAGCAAGCCTGGCTCGGTTTCGTTCAATGGAGGCACTGCCAGTACTTTAGGCGGCTGGGATACTGTATCAGACACCCGTAACCGTGGTGGCGGAGGGAACAATAACAGCGCTTCAAGCAATGGTGGCAATTCCGGTAATGGTGCCGCAAGTGTATCCAATAGCGCTCCGGCCTTAGACATTTCCGATGGCAACTTTCAACGTCAGCAGGCTTTGATGCAACAGTACGCTGATTATGCGCCTGGCGGTAAGTTCTATGGACAATCTGGCGCGCGCGTTGTAGCCGGTAGAGCAGCATATGCAACGGCAGCGGCAGCGGTACAACAGATTCAACAGGCCCGCAGTCAGCAGTCAGCAAGCCAGCCACAAGGAGACAACGGCGAGGCACAGCGACAAGCCGGCGCCGCACAACAGGCAGCCGCAGCAGCAGAAGCGGCACGGCAACAGCGTATTCAGGCAGAAACAGCCCAGCGCCAGAGCCTTCAACAGCAGCTTGGCAGCACTGACAGCATCGAGGCTACCCGCGACCTGGTTAATAAGATTAACGGGCTGGGCTCAGAGGCAGACAACGCAGCCGCGCTAAACAAATCCCTGCTGGATTCTGCCAATTCTCGATTGTCACTCCAGACTGAGGCGCAGAAAAATAACGCTATCGGTTCTGCGCAGTCAGCACAGCAGGGACAAAGCGCCAGCGCTGCAACCGGCCCCAATACCGCGCTCTACAGCAGCAAGATTTCGCAGGCCGTTGGCACACCGATAAGCCTTTCTGACCAGCAGGCCAACACTGATGAAGCGGCTCGCATGGGTGGTTACAACGACACTTCCAGCTTTGGAAAAATTCGCAGCGTGGCGCGTGCCGCTCTCGGCGGTCTGGGTGTAGCCGGGCCTGTTGGTGGCCTGCTGAGTGGTGCCGCAGCTGTTTACAGCAATTTCATTAGCGACCGTCAAAACGCATCATCCCGCGCACTGACTACCGGCACAGCAGCATCAAAGGCCGGAATTGGTGACGTGCTGGCGGGCATGGTCAAAGGTGGCCTGACTGGTGCAGCACTTGGCCCGTTCGGTGCGCTGGCTGGTCTGGTTGCTGGTGGTGCAATGGCATCCGGTACCGCGCCAACAGCAGATGATTTGAAAGGCGTTAACCCACTTAACAACGGTGTGACGCAGGATAAAAGCAGTTACGGCCCCGGCCAGACGCTGGCGAACGGGCAACGCGTAGGGCAGGGGAATGCGAACGACTATAAGCCCGGCAGCCTCGGTTCTGTATTCGCGGGCGGTGGCTACAACCCCGCACCGGTTAACCCGGCGCCCTCAACCGGCAGCGGCGGCACAACTTCACCTGGCAGCAGTACCGGCACTGGCAACAGCGGCATTGATGACCGTAACAAGGCTGGTCAGTCGGCTTTCAGTTCGTTCATTGATGACCTGCGTAAGCGCCAGATGAACAACCTGCTTTATACAAACGCGGGCTGGAACGGTACCAGCGGCACGTCACTGCTTGGCAGGGTTAGCGGCTCACAGGGCGCAATCGGCGGGCTCAGTGGTCAGGTAATTTCACAATATGGCGGCGGGCGCTCATTGCTGGGCGGTGCCTGGTCGTTCTGATACAGGAATATTTAAATGGCACAGAACGCAGCCGAAATTTTAAAAATCTGGAATCAGGCTAAGGAAAGCCGCACGCCGATTCAGTCGCACTGGCAGGATGCATACGACTACACCTACCCGCAGTTAGGGCAGGGATTCAGCGGCATCAAGGACAGCGGAACAGCGGATTCCAAAAAAGCGGAATTGCTGGACTCAACCGGCACAGACGCAACGCGCACCCTGGCATCTGCGTTAATCAGCGGCATGACGCCCGCTAACAGTCAGTGGCTGAATCTGCGCATTTCCGGTCAGGACGACATGAGCGCAGCAGGGCATTACCTCAGCCAGTGCGCCGAACTGGTCTGGCGGAATATTCACAGCGCCAACTACGACAGCGAGATTTACGGCTCAATGCTCGATTTCTGTATTGCTGGCAGCTTTGTGCTGTACATCGATATTGATCGCGAGCGTGGCGGCTTCGTGTTTGAGCAGTGGCCCATTTCAGAATGCTGGTGGTCGAGCACCACGCGCGCCAGGGTAAACATGATTTTCCGCGAGCACGTTCTGACGGCGGCGCAGGCTTATGGTCAGTTCGGTGAAAAAGCTGGCGAGAAGGTTGTTGCGACATACCAGCGTAACCCGATGGAAAAAGTGCGTTATCTGCATGCGATAGGCCCGCGTCAGGTATATGCCATGGGCGGCAAGCTGGCCCGCAACAAACCGTTTTACTCGGTATATATCTCGCTTGCAGATAACCAGATCGTCAGCGAATCCGGTTTTGACGAATTTCCCTGCATGGTGCCGCGCAGCACAAAACTGCCTGGCAGTGAGTATGCAACGGGCCTTGTTTCTGATGCGCTGCCCGACATTAAGGAACTGAACTACCTCAAGCGCTACGAGAAATCAGCCGCTGAACTGGCTGTTTCTGGCATGTGGATCGCGCAGGATGACGGCGTGCTAAACCCACGGACGGTAAAGGTTGGCCCTCGCAAAGTCATAGTAGCCAGCACCGTGGATGCGATGAAACCGCTGCTGACCGGAAGTGATTTCAAAGTCGCTTTCCAGAATGAACAGACGTTGCAGAACAACATCCGGCGCACACTCATGGCTGACGTGCTCACTATGGCGAACGGCTCCGGCCAGATGACGGCAACCGAAGTTAACGAGCGCATGAATATCATCCGCCAGCAAATGGCGCCGATGTATGGCCGCCTTCAGGCCGAATTCCTGATCCCGATGGTTGAGCGCTGTTTCATGCTTATGCTGCGCAATAACGTGTTGCCGCCGCCGCCAGATGATTTAAACGGGATTGATTTTCATGTGGCGTTTGATAACCCACTTGCCCGCGCTCAGAAGCTGGCGCAGGCCACAGCCATTCAGCAGGCAGTTGGATTTGTGGCGAACTACGCGCAGATGATGCCTGGCATCGCTGACAACCTGGACGTTGATGCGGCCACACGCGATCTGTTCTCAACGCTTGGCGTACCCGCTGACATTATCCGCAGCGACGATGATGTTAAGGCGCTCAGGTCACAGCAGGCGCAAGCTGCGCAGGCACAACAGGCGCAGGCAATGCAGGATCAGTTGGGAATGCAAAACGCCAGTGAGCAGATTACAGCAGCTAACCAACCAGCGGCCTGATTATGACAAAACCCACAGATTTTGATTACGTCACGCTCTTTGAGACTTGCCCTGCCGGGCCTGAAATTCTTGAAGAGCTTGTTTCTGTTTTTGGCAATAACCCCTACGTGAAAGGCGGCCACGATGCTGATCGTCAGACAGCATTCAACGCCGGGCAATTGCACGTGGTGAATTACATCCTTAACCGCATTAATCGCGGCAATAACCCTCAGATGACACAGGAAAGAGACGATGACTGATACAACCGATAACGCAGGCGCAGTAGATACCTCAACTGCACAACCAGCGCCGGCCGCAGAGCAGCAGGGCAGCACAAACCAGACTGGCGCAACGCTGCTGGGTAGCCTGTCGCAGACTCAGGAGCAGGCGAACGGCACCGTTTTAGGCAGCACTGCAACGGCCACACCGCCAGCCGCTGAACCGGGTAAGCCAGCGCCTTTCAGCTTTCCCGAAAAATTCCAGGTTAAAAACGGCGATGATCTGGATTTCACTGCCTCGGCACAGAAACTGTCAGAGGCTTATACGAATCTGGAAAAGCGTTTCGGCGCAGGTGAAGCACGGCCAGCGGAAATCAGCGGTTATAAATTCAGTGATCAGTTCGGTGAAGGATTTGGCGATCGCTTTATGAATGACCCGGCCACTAAACCATTTCTGGAAAAAGCGCATGAACTGGGCCTGAACAATGCGCAGCTTAATTTTATGGTGGGTGAGCTCATCGCCAGTGCTCCGGCTCAGGCTGAAACTGCAACGGGCTTTTCACAGGAACAGGCGATGCAGGATCTTCAACAGTCCTGGAAAGAACCGGCAGAATATAACCGCAATATGCTGGCAGCAGACCGCGCGGCAAAATTTGGATTCGGTGACGATTATCAGCGCTGTATCGCTCGCTATGGCAATGACCCTGCGATTATCCGGCTGCTGGCGAAGGTGGGTAGCGAACTCAGCGAAGATTCGATTCGTCTGTCAGCTTTGCCGCAGATGGATGCGGAAAGCGTTGATGACCTGATGAAGTCAGATGCTTACCGCGATCCAAAACATCCCGATCACCGCCGCGTATCTCAACAGGTACGAAGCTTTTTCCAGCGAACTGCTGGAAACGAAGAAGTGCATTAACCTTTAGGCCCGCTCTGGCGGGCTTAGTTTCACAATGTTCTTAAGATATATCTTGAGTGCATAAATCACACCGTGTTATACAGCATGCAATGACCACAGCGACCGACCCCGAAAGGACAAGTCACCCGCTGTCACCTCCGCGCCGGGGCTCCCCGATAACGCTTATCAGGTCTGCAAGCAAACCCTTTTAACGTTTTTCGAGGATTACACCATGCCACAAGATTTCGCTACTAATGGCGGACGCATCACGTCCGCATTCGTCCAGGAATTTCACCGCGGATTTGAAATTGCCTGTTCGCAGAAAGATTCCCGTCTGCAATCGACAGTAACCGATCGCGGTTCAATTACCGGTGCATCATTCACCATCAATGATATGGGTATTGTCGAAATGAGTGATCGCGGTTTTGCTGATCGCTTTGGTGATACCGTATGGTCAGTGCCTGATGCCGGTACACGCATTGCAATGATGACCGATGCTGATTTGTATATTCCGGTTGAGCCGGTGGATGTGCCTAAACTGCTGGCACAGCCGCAGGGTGAATATCAGCAGCGTATGGTTGAGGCGGCAAACCGCAAAAAAGACCGCACCATCTACAACGCTATCCTGAGCGATATTCAGCGCAAAACTGTTGCTAAAGACGGCACAGCCACAACCGCCGCGCAGACCTTTGCAGCCTCACAGATTTTGTGGGCTCAGGGTGCTGTAGGAACTGGCTCAAGCCCCGCGAAGCCGATTACCAAAAAAGACCTGATCCGTCTGCGTGCACTTTTCCGTAAAAACGAAGCTGATGATGAAACCATCAATATCACTTACAACAGTGACATGATGACTTCCATTCTTAATGACACCCAACTGACCAGCGCTGATTACCTGTCAGTGAACATGCTTCAGGAGGGTAACGTTGCAGGGAAATGGCTGGGCTTTAACTGGATACCGTATGAAAAGCTGAACGTTGACGCCAACGGTTCTGTGACTTCAATTGCGTGGACTAAATCCGGTGTGCATTTCGGTACCGGCATTAACCTGACAGTCGATGTTGGCCCCCGCCGTGATAAACGCAATACCATTCAGATTTCGGCGTTGACCTCTTACGGCGCAGGCCGTGCCAACGAACAGAAGTGCGCTGCACTGAATTTCATGGGCTCTTAATAGCTCTGGCGGTGAGACAGGCGGGCATATGCCCGCCTTTTCTTTTTGTGAGGAAACATGGCACAGAATATTACCGTTGGCGATGTGAGCCTGTGCAATGAGGTATTGATCGGCCTCGGTGCGCGTCCTATCGCCAGTTTTAACGAAAACACTGATGAGGCGTTAGCCTGTTCAAACCTCTATCCAACGTCCCGCGATGACCTGTTAAGCCGTCATGACTGGCCTTGTGCAGTCAGGCGCGTGATCCTCTCGCCCGATTCTGAGCCACCAGCATTCGGTTACAGCCAGGCCTTTTCGTTACCAGGCGATTACATCCGCGTTCTGGGCGTTTCAGAGACGGGCCATTTTGCGCGCTGGCTGGATGATTACCGTATCGAAAGCGGCAAAATCCTGTGCAACTGCAATCCGGTGGGGCTGCATTACATCTGGCGAAATGACGTGGTGGCAACGTGGCCGGCTGGCCTGATTGACCTGTTTAAATTCCGTCTGCGCTGGGCGCTGGCTTATGCCATTACCCGTGATTCGGGCCTTGAGGCCGCAGCGCAGCAGGTTTTTATGCAGCAGCTAATGCTCTACAAAGGGCAGACCAGCCAGGAGCAGCCAGCGATTGAATTGGGCGGCGATGGATTCTTGCAGGCGAGGTACTGAGCATGGGCGTGCAGGTTCATCACATTCAGACAGATTTTACTGGCGGCGAACTGGATCCGATGTTGCTTGGCCGCGTTAACGCCGACCGTTACGGCGTGGCTGCCAAAGAGCTTACCAACATGTGGGTGCGCGTGTCCGGTGGTGCTGAGGGCCGCGCGGGCCTGCGTTTCGTGAATAAAGCCCGCGATAATACCGGCGACATTCGTTTAATCCCATGGGTGTACAACCGCGATCAGTCTTACGTGCTGGAATTAACGCATAACAAAATGCGCTTTGTGCAGCAGGGCCAGTTCGTGACAAATGCTGACGGCTCGATTTACGAGATTGATACCGGCATACCCAAAGACGCGTTAGCGACTGTCCGGTTTGCGCAGTCTGCTGACACGATGATTTTTGCGCATCCCACGTTTGCCCCGAAAAAACTGGTACGCAATGATCAACTCGACTGGAAAATGACGGCGGTAACGTTTGAGGTTATTCCCTTTGATGAACTGAGCAATTCCCCTACAGGCTGGGCCGTTGTTGCCAACAATGACTATGTGGCACAGAGCACAACCATCACGCTTAAAGATGGCCCCGATAACAACAATTATTCGGGTACCGGATTTACCAGCGACATGGTTAACAGCTATGTACGTGTGTATGACGGGCTCTACAAAATCACAGGCGTCAGCAGCAATTCAGTCGCACAGGTGCAGATCCGCACGCTGATGACCGTTGCGCCGACGAAGAATGACAGCACAGGGAAAACGTGGCCGCCTGCACCTGTCGATAACTGGAAGGTGTTAAAGGCGATGTGGTCTGACACTCTCGGCTGGCCGTCCTGTGTCTGCTTCCACCAGCAGCGCCTTGTTTTTGCCGGTTCCAATAAGTACCCGCAGTGGATATGGGGCAGCGGGATCCGTCAGTTTTATAACTTCGAACTGGGTTCGCTGGGAACGTCTGCCTGGGCGTTTCAGTTGGACAGTAATCAGATAAACCCAATATTGCACCTGTTCAGCATGAATGCGCTGATAGCGCTTACTTCGATGAATGAGTTTTTGATCACGTCCTCAACGGGCGTGATAACGCCTACATCGGTCAACGTGCGCTGTCCGTCTGAATACGGTTCAAACCCTGTGTTACCTGTGCGCCTCGCGTCAGATTTGCTTTATCTCCAGCGTGGTTCTCACAAGCTGTTAACGCTCAATTACGACCCAGACAACCAGACCGGTTACACGGTGAATGAATTAAGCCTGCTGGCAGAGCATATGCTGGAGTCGCCAATCGTGGATATGACGGTGCAGGCGCAGCCCCGCAACCGCATCCACATGCTACGTCTTGACGGGAAAATGGTGACGCTCACCGTTAATAAACAGGTTGGCATAGCGGCGTGGTCACGTGTGGTCACTGACGGCAGTTTTCTTTCATGCGCCACAATCCCGCGTGAGGACGGCACAGACGATACATATGTTGCCGTTGTCCGCGATATAGGCGGCAGCCCGCAGGTTTATATCGAGCATTTCCAGGAAGGGATTTATTCAGATTCCGCGCTGGTGGGTGCCATTGAAAAAGAAACCGATCCGCCTCAGCAGAAGTGGACGAAGTTAGAGCACCTTGAAGGCAAGACGGTTGCTATCGTCGCTGATGGTGCGGTGCAGACATCGCAGACTGTTAAAGACGGAGCGGTGACGCTGGCCCGCGCCGCCCGGCAGGTGGTTATCGGGCTGCCCTACACGCCGCGTTTAATCCTGCTTCCACCAGAGGCACAGATGCAAAACGGATCCATGCAGGGCAGTAAGGTTTCACTGTCACGCATGCGTATCCGTATCAATGACACCACAGGGATGATGCTGAACGGTCAGAAGGTACCCTTCCGAAAATTCGGCCTTAACGTGCTAAACGAGCCTTCACCCCTCTACAGCGGCGATCTCGACTGGAATGTTACCGGCTGGAAAAACACAGAAACCATTATCGAACAACCTCAGCCGCTGCCAATACATGTACTGGCCGTGGTGCGCACACTGACGGTGAATAACTGATGAGTCTATTTGGAAGCGTTGCCGACGCGATCGGCTCCGTTTTTGGCGATAAAAGCTGGACGGACATTATCGGTACCGGGCTAAAGGTGGGCGGCTCACTGCTTGGCAGCCATGCACAGAGCCAGGCATCACAGGCGCAGTACCAGAGCCAGTTACAGGCTGCTGACAGTCAGCTTATTCAGTCAAGCGCCCAGCTACGCGCGGCGGCCGCTGAACAGCAGGAAGGCGTTTATAAGCAGATTGAATATAACCGGCTGTCACAGGAAGCCAGGGAAAACGCTGCAAGGGCCACTGCAAACGCTGCGCAAAAAGCCTACCTGATCCGGCGACAGGGAAAAGAAACCGCTGAAAATGCCCTGGCAGGTTATGCCGCGTCAGGCGTTGTTTCCGGTGCAGGCACGGCAGCATACGTTCCGGCGTTCATCGTGGGGCGTGCGGGCGAAGATGCATTTAGCGCATTTCAGGAAGGGCAGGATTCAGCGGATCAGTATACCCGCCAGGCTGACGCCTACATTAACGCCGGTAATCAGGCGCGCAGTGCCAGCGACACAGCCGCAGCGGGCATACGTGAACAGGCTGATGCACTGAGTCAGTTAGCGGCAACGACCCGCAATATTGCCGGGCAAAATTATCAGTCAGCAAAAACCAGCAACTGGGCGAGCCTGTTGGGTAGCGCCGGAAATATTGCGTCACAGTGGTTCAGCTAAGGGAAATCTATGCAAATCAATATCGGTGATTTCGGCTATCGCGGCACAAATCTGAATCCTGTGCATACGGACAACCCCGAAGCACTTGCGGCGCCACAGGCTGAAAAGCTGGCCGCGCAGTCAACCATGCAGGCGCAGAACACTGTTCAGGAAGGTTTGCGCGAACAGTCTCAGGCGGCGGCAAGTCAGGCGCAGGCCGGGATGCAGTTGGGTAACACGATCGCTGGCATTGGATCCAACCTGGTTCAGTATGCGCAGAATCTTGCGCGCCAGAAAGCAGAGCTACAGTTACAGGATTATCAGACCTTCAAACAGGGTGTGCTTGAGGGAATTAGCTCAAAGGTGCAAAGCGGTGAACTGGACAGCACTGGCATTCAGAAAGCCTATCAGGACGGCATGAAAGGCTGGCAGGGTGAGCAAATCCCCGACCTGACCAACAGCGACAACATGCGTCTGCAAAAAGGCATAGCGACCGTTAACCGTCAGGGTGATCACACTGTCAGCACGCTCTATGCCCGTCAGTTGCACATTGAAGGCGTTAACGCGCTGGAACAGACGGCAGCGAACTACACGCAGCAGATGATGCAGCCGGGCGCTGACGTAACCGCTATCAGTGGTCAGATTGATGAGCTCTACAATCGCAGCAGCACCAAAGCCCTGTTGGGTGCGTCATGGGCTAATCAGTATCAGGCGGCAAAAAAAAATCTGGCGACCACGTTTTACAGTTCGCAGATTGAAGCGAACAACACCGATAACGGCGCGCTGGCAACGCTCAAAGAGGATATTAATAACAGCGCGTCAAAAGGGATTCTGGACTTACAGACCCGCACAGCGCTGTTTAACACGATTGATACGAAGCTGGCCCGCAACGATGCAAAAGCGATCGCCGCACAGAATCATGCTGATGCGCTGGCAACCCGGCGTGAAGTGGCCGCCGTTCACGCTGATGATCAGATGCAGCAACGTATTGCACGTGGTGAAATTCCTACCGAAAGCGACTGGCAGATTTTTTCACAGAAAACTGACGGCACCAGCGTTGCCGGGCAGACACCTGCTTTACAGGCAACCATGAAGGATGTGCAGCAGGTTTTACGCATGCCTACCGCGACGGCACAGCAGCAGCTTGACGCGATGAAAATCGAACTGGATCGCAACGGCGGTACTAAAGACCAGTATCGTTATTTTGACACCCTGCAACGCACCGTGGATCAGCGCCGTGCTGATGTGAAAAATAATCCGCAGGCGGTTGCCGCAGTGGACAGCGGCCAGCCTTTGCAGCCAATTAATTTTGCCACTGCGCAGGATAATCCGGGTGCGATTGGTGAAGTACTGCAACAGCGCTTGCAGGCAAGTCAGGCACTGGTGCAAAAGGAAGGGCCAACGGCGGGAAAATCCCTGTTAACGCCGCAGGAAAAATCAGACCTCACGGCGGTTTATCCGAAAATGTCAGCCGATCAGCGTGTGCAGTTCTGGCGCAACATGAATGCCAGCGCAGGCAGTGAAGCCACCACACGGCTGGCAAAAGACATTGGCGGCGATGCAATCACGCTCCAGGTGGTTTCGTCTCAGGCCAATACACCCAATGGCTACAAAGTTGCAGAGGCTATTGAAAAAGGCACAACGCTGCTGAATCCGCCCGATGGTCAGGCAAAAATGAAAACCATCAAAGCCGAAGACGTGGCCCGTTCAATCAAAGACGCTTACCCCAGCCTGAACCAGACGCAGATCCAGCGGCTTGTGCCGGTCATGCAGGCTTATCACATCGGTACCGGAAAACGTGATGATGCCAGCAGCCTTGATACTGATGATATGCACGCGGTAATTGGCAGCCCGGTGAAAGTCTTTGGTGCGCAACTGGTATCGCCCCCGGGCGTGGACGGGGAAATATTTATCCGAAGCATGCAGACGGGGATTAATAAATTGCCTGGGGGCGATGCTGCCAGCGTTCGTAATCACCTCAATGACGGCAGTTACACGTTTATCCCTGATGCGTCAGGCAACATGCGGCTGATTAACAAGGACACACAGCGCGCCGTGACTGTCAGCGGTAAACCGTTTGTTGTGGAGCTTTCGCGATGAATATTCTTTTTGACCAGTCAGAAAATGACGCGGTAGACAGCAACGGTACCGAACCGCTTTCTAAAGCCTCGCCGGGCTGGTTCCAGGGAACCGGTAATGAACTGGGGCGCGGCGTAAAAAACATTGGCGTGCTGGGCGAACGGCTGGCAGGTCAGGCCGACAGTTCAGCCGCCGATGCGCTGGGGGTGAATCAGTACCTTACCCGCGATGGGAATGTTGCAAAAATCCACGATATCGATCCTACACCGCCTGAAAAACTACCGCAGTTTGAAAAACCTGATGCTGATAACAGCGGGGCGGCGGCAATCATCCTGGGTGATTTGATGCAGAGCGCGCCGGTAGTTGCTGGTGCGATCGTTAACCCGCTGGCAGGTTTCGCCGCTGGCGTTGTGTCAGGCGCTGCACACGCTCAGGACGAAGCTGCAAAGATGAATCTCAGCGATGAGGCGGGCAGGGGCTATGCGGCAATCAGCGCACTTTCAGAGGGTATCGGCGGCGCGATGCCGGGTATTGGCGGGATAGGTGAGCGTGCATTGCTTAAATACGGATCGCGTTTCGTCACTGGTGGCGCTGCCAACGTTGCGCTTTCCGAAGCAGATCAGTGGTCACGCGCCGCCGTTCTTGATGCCTACGGATATCAGAAACAGGCTGCGCAGTTGCGCCAGTGGGACACGCAACAAGCCATGGCATCTTTTCTGATGGGCGGCTTTTTCAACCTTGCTGGCGGGCGGGCGCGTGACAGGGATGTTACTGCCTCAGATGTTCAGCCTGAAAAATTGCCAGAACAAATGCCCGATTCTGTTGATGTTACCGCTCCACCTGCGACAGAAAACGTTGCAGATTCAGCGCCGCAGTTTACGACACTCGAAGGCTATCGACTGACGCAGGGCGATGTTAAAGCGGCTAAATCAGACATCGCCAACGCACAGCGTCACCTTGACCGGCTCGACGCGGAACGGGCTGAAATTCTCGCTAACGCACCATCTGGAAGCGGTAAAGCCCTCGCAGATGCCCGCGCTGCACAACAGGCCCGTCTGACTGATATCGATAAACAGAGGCAGTTTTCACAGCAGGTTTATGACAATGCCTCGTCAAAGCTGGATTCACATTATGCGTATGGCAGGCAGCGGATAGACGCACTCAATGCTGATGCAGCCATGCACACCGTTTTGCACGATAACTATGTGACTGAATCAGCGCCGGGGCTTGCCGTCGATACGCAGTCAGAGAGCGCCCACGTTCGCGCTATGGACAGTGCCATGGAATCCATTAACGCGGGGAAAGCCGTCGATATTTCAGAGCACTTCGGTGGTGATAACGCTTTTCTGGTTCACGGTGATTTGAATGGCGGCATTCTTGAGCGTCAGCAACTGGCCGGGGATCTGCAACAGCGAACTGACCGCACGCTTATGGCAGCCGAAAATCAGTCATTACCGGAAAAAGCCACAGCGGAACCCGTTGCGGGCGTTATCAGTCCAGAGGTGGCAGAGCCATTCGCTATGCTGCGCGCCCAGACAGAGGCTTTACGGGAAACGCACCCAGAGCTTGCGGATGCTATGGCGCCGCACATTGATGCCATTGAAGCAGAACACACCCTATCAACCGCAGAAGCGCAGCAATATGACATTGCGGCCGCCTGCGCCCTGACTTACGGACAGTGACATGAAACCACAATGCATACAGGCGGTTGAGGCGCATCTCTCTGCTGTTCACGGCAAGCCCGTAAAACTCAGTGATGCGGCTATTGCGCGTATTGATTCACGCATGCATGAGGGAGCGAAAATAATTTCCCGCCGCGATCGTGCGGCATGGCAGGCGATGACCCCTGACGAGCGTACGCTCTCAATCGGGAAATGGGTACGCGAACAGGAAATGATCCAGGCTGACAGCGTGGCCCGCAGCAAACTGCGCCAGCTTTCTGCAATCAGTGATGCAGCTAAGCGCCTCAATACGCTGGCTGATAACCGTCCTGACAAAGCTGGCAAATGGGGGAAATCCTTAATCGACCTGCTGGAAGGTGTTGATAACACGCTTCGCGGCGCTGAACAGGTGGCTGTCAGGGGCTTTGGTGATTTGCTGAAAAAAGCAGGGGTGGGAGGTTTTTCGCTGGATTTCGGCAATAAACGCAGCAATGCATTTTTTGATGATGTGGTGCGTGAGATTTACGGTCACAACACAGGCCACCCCGAAGCACAGCGATTTGCACAGCAGTGGTCTGACGCAATGGAAGGGTATCGTCAGGCCAGAAATCGCGCGGGCGGTACCGTTGGCCGGCTGGATAACTACGCGCCGCAGTTTCACGATCCCACAGTAATGCAGCGTGCCGGAAAATCTGCGTGGGTTGCTTTCATGATGAAAAACCTTGATCGCAATCAGTACCTCAGCGACGCGGGTTTTCCTCTGGATGATTTAGCCCTGGAAGGCGAGATCAGCCACATGTATGAATCCATCGTTACCGATGGTGTGAATAAAATTAAGCTGGATGCGCAAGGGCTTGCAGAGGATGCGGCAGCCGGATTTGGTTCGGCAAATGTGGCGCGCATGCTCAATGACAGCCATCGTGAAATTCATTTACGGGATGCGGATGCGGTCATTGCCTATAACCGACAGTTCAGCGATCGTTCTCTCGGCTCGGCTTTTTTCAGTCACCTTACTGGCTCGGCGCGTGATGTTGCCCTGATTAATGAACTCGGCCCCAACCCCGGCATGACGTTTTCAACGCTGCGTGACAGCGCGCTAAAAAAAGACAGTCAGATCCCTGGCGTCACATTTGACCGACACGGCGAAGTTGAGGCGGGCAAGCGCGGGCTGTTCGGGCCAGAGGCGTATTTCCGGCAGTTGGTCAGGGATAACCAGGACTTTACGCGCATTGACCGTATCAGCAGTGCGCTGACGGCTTATCAGGCGGCGACCAAACTTACCAGTACTGCAATGCGCGCGCCGTTCCAGGACACGCCCGGCATACTGCTGAACATGGCTGACGTGGGCCAGCTTAAAAATATTGGCACCATTCTGCACACTGCTTTTACCCGCAAGGAGGCGGCGCGTTTCGGCATTGGTGCAGAGGTGGCGCTACAGGCTGCACGTGAAGGCAGTGAGCGGATCATGTCTCAGGGCAGGCTGAATACCGGCAATCTCATGTCACGTTATGCACAGGCCACCATGAAATATACTTTGCTTGATGCATGGACGAACGCCGCGCGCCGGGCAGGGCAAACCACTCATGCTTTAGCGCTGGGCGAATGGTCACAAAAACCGTGGGATAAACTGACAGAAAGCGATCGCGGAATACTGAACAACGCCGGTATCACCGATGCTGACTGGCAACTTATCATGGCCCTACCGCGTCAGGAACTGCGCGGCCACGCCATTCACAACATTGATGATGTGGCTACGCTTGGCCTTACCGCTGATGAAACCCTGCGCCTACAGTCGCGCATGATGGGCTTTATCCGCATGGGCGGCGACATAGTGACCTCTGAACATAACCTGACGGCGCAAACGCTCATGAGTGCGGGCGGCCGTACAAACGCACTCACTAAACAGGTGATGCTATTTAAAAACGCTGGTGCCATTCAGACGGCGCACATGCTTGATCGCCTTGGCCGCAAGTCAGGCAGCACGAAAACCGGTTACATCGCTGCTACAGCCGCTTTATCAGCGGGGTTTGGTTACATGGCGCTGGTGGCTCAGGCAGTGACTAACGGGCAGAATCCGCCGCCGCCTGATGACTGGCGCACTGTCGGAAAGGCCATGGCCGTTGCTGGTGGTTTTGCGATGGTGCAGGACTTGATCACCAGCATGTATGACGCCGCCAGCGGTGACAACAGCGGGCACAGTTCCAGCGCGGTTCCCATTTTTGGCGATATGGCCACACTCGGAAAAATAGCTTTCACCTCGGAAAGCGACCCTGGTAAAGCGGCTTATATGGCAATCCGGTTTGGGCGCCAGCAGATTGCGCCGCTGAATTACTGGTACACCAAAGCCGCGGTAGATCATCTGTTTTTCAACGATGCCGCCGAAGCACTTAATCCGGGCTATCAAAAACGATTACGCAAATATGCTGACCAGAAAGGCCAGCAGTATTTTTACGATCCGTCAGGTTCTAGCGGGGCGTCATTTGGTTTCGGACAATACACAAAACCTCTCGGAGAATAATCATGTCAAAACCACGCAGCCAGAAAGCAGTAACGCAGGATTTATGCGACCTTGCCGACCGCCTGACCGAAGTCGCAATAACGGAATGTGATGTTACGCAGTGGCCCGGCCATGGAAAAAGTATCACTGAAATGGATAAGCAAACGCGCGGCGATCGTTACTGGGCGAAGCAGAACGCAACAGCCACAATTCTGCTCGTTAAAAATCTGCATAACCTGGTAAGCCAGCGGCAGGCAGGGCAAAAAGACCGGCTGGCAGCCAACCCCACGGCGGCCAGTGACGATGATATTTTGCAGCAGCAGGTTTCACAGGCAGAGCGTGATTCAGCAGAGCAGATACGCAAAGCAATGGCGAAAATGGCGAAACACTGATGAGCGGGAAAGTCGGGTTTGGCGCTTTCTATCTGATGTGGGCGCAGCGTATGAACTGGACAGTTCCCGGCATTCACTGGATCGTTATTAACTGGCTTGAGTCCAGGGGGGATCTGGCAGTTCTGCGCTGTTTTCGTGGTTTTGGAAAATCGACAATCATCGATGTTTATTTTGCCTGGAGGATTTATAAAAAATCCAATTGGCGTTTGCTTCTCCAGTCAGAAGCCGATTCCACCGCTTTAAAAAACAGCCGCGACACGCAAAACATATTACGCAATCACCCGCTCACACGTGGACTTCTTGAAGATACCGGCACAGTTGAAAGCTGGTGGACGCATGAGGGTAAAGACTCTGATCCGCGAAATCCTCAGTTTTTAGCAAAAGGCGTTTTATCAAACGTAACCGGTTCGCGCGCCGACGAGATTGTTAATGATGATGTTGAGGTACCGCGCAATATCACAACGCCGGAACTCAGGGAGAAACTTCGGTACCGCCTGGAGGAACAGACTCATATTGCGGTACCGGGCGCAAAGAAACTTTTTATCGGTACCCCGCACGCTTTTGATTCGCTTTATGACGATGAAGAAAGTAAGGGCGCTGACTGCCTGACAATTCCTCTTTTCAATAAAGATTTCCGAATTGATGAGCCCAAAGGGCGCAACGCTTTTGGCGTGCCGTTTGAGCCAGTGTATGTTTTTAGCGGCATCGGTAAGGGCGCATCATTGCTGCGACCGGACATCGATTATCGCTACAGCAACGGCATTATCTCTTTTGTCACAGCGCCAAAATCAGTTATCGACTGTTACGGTGAATCAGCGTGGCCGGAGCGTTTCAACGACGCCGAACTTCTCAAACGCCGCCAGCAGACGCGCACGCTCAACGGCTGGGATTCGCAGTATCTGTTGCGTTCCCGCCCTGTTCATAACCTGCGTCTGGATCCGGACAGAATACGGGAATACAACTGCGAGATTGTTTTCAGGCGCGCCAACAATGTGACGACCGCTTACCTTGGCAGTGTTCAGTTATCTGGCGGCTCCTGTTACTGGGACGTCTCAACAGGGAAAAGAAAGAGTGATGCATCCGCCGTCAGCCTTATTTTGCAGGATACCAGGGGGCATTATTACTGGCATGTCTGCGAAGGGTTAGAGGGCGATCTTGCAGAGTTTGACGACAGCGGCCAGATTTGTGGCGGCCAGGTCTGGCAGCTAAGAAGCCTGGTTATTTCCTTCAACATCCCCCGCGTAACCGTCGAGGTAAACGGGCCTGGTTCATTCGCAGGCAAGTTACTGCGTCAGGCTTTAAAGGGGCTCAAATGCGCGGTGGTAGAAATCACCGTCACCACGAATAAACAGCAACGCATTCTGGATGGTCTGGAAGGCCCGCTAACGTCCGGCATTCTCTGGGCGCATACGCGCGTGCTCGACGGGCCGCTATACGAGCAGATGCGGGAATTTAACCCAATGCTGACCACGCAGGAGGATGACTATCTCGACAGCGGTAGCGGGGCAATTATCGAGCAGCCAGTAAAAATCGGCCATGTGCAGCATGAAAATCCGGCGCGCGGCCACGGTGAGACCTGGCGACAGACACACGGCACTTACGAAATAGAAACGGAGTATTAAGCATGAGCGTACCGGCACAAGTACCTATTAGCGGGCCATACATCGCGAACGGGGTTACAACGCAGTTTGCCTATAAATTTTATCTGCTGTTTGCCACTGACATGCAGGTGTTTGTAGGCGGTCTGAAAAAGACACTGAACACTGATTACACTGTTACCGGCGTTGGCAACAGCCAGGGCGGAAATGTGGTATTCACCACCGCACCCGCCAACGGGCTTGAAGTGCTGATCAAGCGCGCCACGCCTTACACCCGCCAGACTGACTACGCCGATAACGGGGATCTGCTGGCTGACGTAGTTAACGATGATTTTGATCGCATCTGGCTGGCACTCCAGGAGATTAACGCCAGCTTTTCGAGCTCAATCAGTAAACCGGTTGGCGGTAACTGGGATGCGCAGGGGCTGAGGTTAACCGGCCTTGCAGATGGTTCTCAGCCGCAGGATGCCGTCACTTACAATCAGCTTTTTACGGTTAACGGATCGGCGGGCCAGAGTGCCACGGCAGCGGCTGACAGCGCCACGGCAGCAAAAAACAGTGAAAACAATGCGGCCACCAGCCAGCAGGCTGCTGCTGTTAGCGCGGGCGCTGCATCTGTTTCAGCAGGTAATTCCAGCGACAGCGCTAATCTGGCTCAGAAATGGGCGGCTAATCCGGTAGGCACGGAGGTTACAACGGGTAAGTTTTCAGCCCTGCATTACGCATCAAAAGCCAGTGACAGTGCGACCAGTGCAGCGAATTCAGCAGCCAGTGCGTCAACGTCAGCCGGTAATGCTTCCGGCTCTGCAAGCGCTGCCGCACAGTCGGCAACCAGTGCAAAAAGTGATGCTGATCGGGCGCAGAGCGCGAACCCCGACAATCAGCTAAAAAAAGCCAGCAATCTGAGTGATGTTGCTGATAAAGCACAGTCGAGAAAAAATCTCGGCGTGGATTACGGTACGGATGTAGGCACAGTAGCGCAGGGTAATGACACCCGCCTGGGTACTGTTGATAAAAAAAGCGGCGGAAATATTACAGGCACAACCAATGTCAACGGCGGAATGAAAGCATGGTTCACTACCCCATCAAGCTTACTCAATGCAAGTTCTCCTACCATTGATATGAGTATCAGGGATAACAATGATCCAAATGGCAGAGACAGAACGCGCTTTGATATGTTCGCCTTTGTAAACAGCGATGGACTCAGAATCGGGGCGATGCGTGTTTTTTCGGATGCTCAGGGGGAAAAAAACTTACTTCTTTACCAGAGTGATGGCCGCGTGCGTGGCACCGCAGGCATGCTTGCTATTGATACTTCATCGGATGGTAAGCTTAAAAACATAGATGGAGACACTGATCTTAACGCGGCAAGCAACAGGATCAGTTCATTACGTTTTGTGGATTACCACTGGAATGAACACCCCTTTAATATTCAGCGTTCAGTAAACCGTGAACAGCAGCAGCGCGGCGTAATTGCTCAGGAGGCCGCTAAAGTTGATCCATATTATGTTCAGATAAATCACCAGCAAATTGGTGGTGCTATGGATGGAAAAACCGAGGAAATACTCACGCTTAATGAAACCGCTATGCTTATGGATGCCATGGCAACCATACAGTTGCTGAGTAAAAAGGTTGCTACTTTAGAGGCTCGCGCCGCTAATCAGGAAACCTAAATAAATTCCTTTTCACACCAAAGCCTTTACAAATCTCATAGTCGCAGCGGCTTGATCATTTTTCTCAGATGCTAATACTGTATTTATATACAGTATTAGCAGGAGTAAATTATGTCATTCCCATCGCCAGCGGCAGACTATGCAGAAAGCAGGCCAGACCTGAACAGGCTACTTGTAAGCCGTCCTCACGCAACATTCTTCATCAAAGCCGATGCGCAGTATCCCGAGCAGGGGATACTAAAAGGCGCAATGCTGGTGGTCGATTCTTCTGTGAAGCCTGTGCATGGGACGCTGGTAGTGGCATCGCCGGAAGACGAAATGAAGTTATGCCGGGTTCAGTTACGGCCATTTCCGGCCCTGATAGCAGTGAACAATAACGAAACACTCTGGACATTTTCTGAGCCTGATTTTGATGAACGGTCAGAGATATTCGGCGTTGTTACCTATGTAATTAACAAAACAATGATTCTGCAAAACTAA